CCGTGACGATCGGGCGCAAACTGATGAGCTTCCAAAAGTCGGCGGGCAGATTGTAGTCCGCAACACCCGCCGTAACAGCTACGGTCGTGACGGCCACACGAGACGCGCGGCGATTGAAAAGGGCGACGGCGTCCTTGATCGATTGCGTCACCTGCCCGCCGGTGGGCACACCGTTGCGCGCGGGCACGTCCGCGGCCAAAATCTCCTCAAGATCGGTAAGTAAGATCGTCATGGGCGTGACTCAGAGTGGGCGCGCGGTGGGGACTCGCGCGCCCACTCTTGTCCTCTAGGGATTCTTGTAAACGACTTTGACAGTGGCAGTGATGGTCTGACTAGCTGTCGCCGTCGAATCGACTGCAAAGCGCAAGTAACCGCCCATCGGCGCGATGACGACATAGCTCGTGCCATCGGCGCTGGCCGAAATGATTTCGGCTACTTCGATGCTGCTTGACCAATTGACGCTATCGGCGCTATATTGCGGCGTGAAGGTGATAGCGCCGGTGGTTGAGAAATTGACGGTCAGAAATATATCGGCCTGCGTGTAGCGCCCACTGGTGCACAGATCGGCGCTGGCGCGCCCGGTCGCACATTCACTATACCTTGTGACGGTCGTGGTCAAAATCGTTTGCGGGTAGATCGTTTTAACCGTCCACGACGCATAAGGCAGCGGTGCGGTTTCGGGCGCGGCAGAAACGAATGTCCCAAACGCCCCCAACAGGAAGGCAACGATCAAAACGATCACGGCAATCCGACTCATGCGGCTCATGTGAGACTCCTCAAATGAGGGCGCGGCGCACGCCGCGCCCTCAGTGTGATGGTGACAAAGTGACGGGTTAGGCGTTGGTGATCTTGACGTATGACCCCTTGCCCGGGATGGGCGCTACGCTGCCATTATATTCTTCCATGTAGTATTGATCGGCGGCGATCAGCTCCCGGTTTGTACCATAGGTCGGATACGGCCCTTTGATCTGCAAGGGCTGCAAGACACGGTGCGCAACCAGCTCCCGATTCGCCACGACCGAATAATCGTCGGTGAATTCGGTGGACTCGAACACGGGCAGCGATTTGATTCTCCCCATGTAGCCATTGGCATTCAAGTCCATATCAGGCCGCGCGCCCGCAGCGGTAAACTGCGCGCTGTTGGCGATCAAGTCTGAATTGGTCGTAGACATCAGCACGGCAGTCGGGGTATAAAACCGCTTCGTGATCAGCACGCGCGCAATACCCACCTTCTTGCTGAAGTCCTCATAGTCGAGCGGGTCGGCGGTCGCATCCCATGTACCGCCGCTGTTTGCGGCCACACTGAGCGCTGCCGCCAGCGCTAGATACATGACGCCTTGATCGATCTTGCGGCGTACATCGTTGGTCAGCATCGCCAGCGTCCGCGCGGTCGCATCCCAACCGAGTTGACTCCGAGAGAACACGACCGCTTCGCTGCTGATTTGCTGCGCGAGACGATCGGCCTTGCAGGTCAGCGTGGTCGATGTGATCTGACCCTTACCGCGCTCAATCTCGGCCATCTCCCCCTCGCGCAAAGCAGTATAGGTATAGTCCACCAAGAGTGCGGTCGCATCTCCGATCGTCCCCCCAGGTGCGGGCAGTGTATACAGCAAGCCATTGAGGTAATCGATCACATAGTCGACGCCTTCTTCGTAGGTCGTGCCAGCGGGATCACTCGTGACGACGACTGTACCGGGTGTGAGGTGCTGATGGGCTAAGGCGACCCAGGCACTTTCGTCACTATCGATCGACTCGTCGGTGATGGTCGGAATAAGCCCCGTCTCGGCGGCATATTCCTCGTAGTAGACATTAGTCGGTGACGCATCGATCGTGCCGAAGTCAAAAACAGAAGTGGCGATCAACTGCGGCAGGGCTTGCGCGATGACGGCGCGCGCCGCACTGTAGGGCAGATCAAGATCGACCGTCTGTTCCGCTTCCTCAAGGCGGCGCGCCTCTTGGCGCAGATAGCCGCCCCACAGTTTGTCGAAGCGCTCCAGCACGACGCGGGCATACATCTCATTCACTGAGACGTCGGGTTTGCGGTAATCGTAGTGCTTGCCCAGGCTGCGGCGCACCAGCGCTTCGGTGAATTCGTAGGACGCGACCGCGAAGGCGGGAATGCCCAGCTCCCGCTCGATCACGGGGCCGGTCACTTTCACGCCCGGCTGTCCTACCCAACCCATCAACGCGAGTTTATCGTCGGCGGCGATCTTGTCGAAGATGGCGCGCTGCTTTTCGACAATCACCTTGACCGCCTCAGGGGTGGCCGGGACTGCCGCGCGCACCGCTTCGATGAAAATTGGATTACGCTTGCCGTAAGGCAGTTCCTTTGTCGCCTCTGCGATTGCGCTGTCGACGGCGGCTTGCTGTTGCTGCGCGGCCAACGTCTCGCGGGCGATCTGGGCTTCGGTCAATGTCTTCGCCAAATCATCTTCAGGCTTGAGCTTCAAAGCTTCCCTGATCTGACTCTCGACCTTCGTGAGTGCGTCGGCGCTCATCTTGTCAAGGTCGCCCTTGACCATGTCTTTGAATAGATCGGGATTCGCTGCTATCAATGCTTTCAACTGTTCGATGTCCATGACATCTTCTCCTATGGGATCGGTTTGTGATTCGACTATCGAGAGGGCTTGATCGAATCCCGGTTGTTCCACGAGGTCAAAACCGGTGAATTCCAGATCAAGGACTTCCTCGATCGTGATCCCGCCCTCCGTGATGAAGCGAGAATCCCCGTAACCGCGCATGGAGAGTGGCAGCTTGACGCCGCCCGCCGCCAATGCTTGCACGTCCTTGCCCTTTGCCGTATCGATCAAGCGCCCCGCGATGGATAAGTCTTTGCCATCGAAGCCGACCCGATCCCATTTGACGACTGTCTCAAGGAGTTGCGGTGTCTGTTTCTTATCAGAGGGGTGTCCCACTTCGCCCAAATATTGAATGAAGCGCCCTTGTCCGGCGCTTTCGTTAAGGTGCGTTTGCATACGCAGCATGGCCGCCTCGATGACTTTCTGAGGATAGCGGCGCTGATTGCCGTTGACGATGCCCGCCGTCATGACGGCATTCGATCGAATGCTCTTGCCGTCGCCCGTGACGGCACCCACGATTTCCTGGAAGCGTTTGATTCGTTTGACCTTGTGCGCTAAGGCTTCAGCGATGACGGCTGCGGTCGGCATCGATTCTGCGACTGGTTCAGCAATCGGGGCCGGCGTCGGCGTCGATTGCGGTTGATAGGTCAGCTCAACCACTTCCCAATCCTCAAACGCCGCAAACGTATAGCCCTCGCCCGACTTGGTGAACGTCACTTTATAAAACTCGTCCGGCATCAGATCGTCCATATCGCCCCATGCCTTCACGATGACGGCGTCCGCAAAGGTATCCAGAATGCGATAAGGGCAATATATCTCATTGGGCGACCAGGGAGACGGCCATTGAAATGCTGCTTTGAATGCCTGTTCGATCGCCTCTTGCGCATACTGCAAACTACCCTTGACCAGCTCTTCGATCGGTTTGTCCACGGTCAGGGCTGCGATCGCTTCTTTCAAGCTGTCGGGGATGTCCTCTTTTAGTTTGCGATAGAGGCCGCGCAAGCGGCGTTTGGCCGCCGTCATCATGTTAGACGGCATGTCGGGCATACTGCGCGCGCCGCCCAATGCGCCCGCCGCAGCATGAACGCCATTGCGATTGACAAACACCTCTGCGCCGCTGACTTCGCAAATGGGCAGCTTCGCCTTGCTGTGGGCAAAGGTCGGGTTGCCGTCCGAATCCTTATCAAAAGCATCGTCGGGCGCATAAAGATAGACAAAACGAATGAGGGCTTTACTCGCATCCCCTGCGGCGTAGGCTTTCGCTAAGGCATTCCCTAACGCCGTCTTGTCTACCTCTCCCCATGCTTTCTCACCGATCTTGGTGCGATTGATTTTAAGGGCCATGTTTGATCTCCTGTTAGAGATTGCTGATCAACGTGACTTTGGCGCGCCCGGCAGTCGTGGGCAGAAACGAGACGAGCGGGACGCGCATCGCAAGCAAGCAATAGTTTTCCGCGTGCGCAAAGTGATCGGCCTCATTGCCCTCGATATAGCGGGCGACTTGCTCACCCCTGGCATTGGTCACGATCACGCGCTGCGGCGCTTTCAAATGGTCGTAATAATCGGGGATGTCTCGCGCCTCGCGCGGCAACAGCAAAGCGCGCCCGCGCAGAGACGCAAACAGATCGTCAAGTGACCGCGTGCGGTCGGCGTTCAAATTGCCTTGTTGGGGGTCGGCTGAGTACACAGAGGCCTTAGCTGGCTGGTCGTGATAGAAACACAACCATACTCGCCTTGTTTGAGGGTCGGGTGAAACGGCGCTCTGAATTTCGCGCGCCTTCGTCGTTTCGGGCTGCCCATCGATCACGACGTTGGTTACATTATAATCGATAATCAGATTTGTCAAGGTGTCCCAACTACTGACCGCACCCACATAGCGCAATTTCATCTGCCCCGTTTCGACGTGCGGACGCGCCCGAATGATCACATGCAAGCGCCCGCCCACGTCAATGCCCATGACCGTTGCCTCGCCTTTGACTGCGCCCAGACTGTAGTCCGCGCGGCACTCGTCCAGATCAGCGTCGGTCAGTTGCCCGCCCTTCATCGCAAACGGCAGCCCCAAGTCTTGATTCCACGCTTGACGACGTTCTTCCATGTCATCACTGCGCAGGCCGTCCAGAATCGAATGCAGATCGTCAATCGCAAACAGGCGCGAAAGATGAAAGCCCGCCGTAGGTCTGGTCGGGAATTCTGCTACCCACTCCCCCGCCCCGCGTCGATCAAGCGGCTGCGCACAGTGACGGCAGACAATCCACGCTTCGCCATTTGATCGCCCATGCCAGTCGATCGGACGATCAAGATCGTCCCAATCTGTAATCAAATCATCGATGCTCAGAGGTTGTCGCTCACCGCAATGATCACAGCGCACGTGCCATTGCCGTTTGTCGGACACCTGCCAGAGAGCTTCGATCCCGATGCCCGCATAGGTCGGCGTAGACACATAGCGCGTCTCGTGCATGAACGATGCGCGTAGGCGTTTCCGTCCGAGGGCAAGAGCGCGCGGGTCAATTTCGTCCACTTCATCGAAGATGACAATGTCGGCGTCAACGCTGCGGAGTTGCGGCGCGCGCCCTGACTTGCTCACCACCCCGCCGCGCAGATAGAGAAAGCGATTGCCCACCCGCTTGAGCTTCACGCGGTCGGCCCCGCGCTCATCACCCTCAATCACGCGCCTCGTTAGATAGGGCGAGGCTTCCAGCGCGGGCGCAATGCGCCCTGATGAGAAGTCGCCCACTACCAGATCGTTCGGCATGATATAGAGAATGGTCGCGCCGCGCGCATCGGCGGCGTGAAGGGCGTAAGAGATCAGGTATTCACTCGCGCCCATTTGCGAGGCTTTATCGATCACAAGCGATTGAGCGCGGCAGCGGTAGATGTCAGCGAGGTAAGGATGGTGGTCGATGTCAAACGGGCGATCGGGCACGAGTAAGGGACGGTGCAACAGTACCCAGTCCAATAGATCAAGATGACGCCCGACCGCCCCCTCAGCCGTCGATAACGGCGTCGGCTGTATCGCGTCTGTCAAGCGGAAGGATACCCGCTCCGCGAGTGACGCGATTCCACTGGTCTTGGATAGCGGCGAGTATCGCGCGGTCGGTGACATATTGAATGACCACCCCGATTAAGGCGTCGAATAGAATGAGCGCCGATCGAATCGGTACATAGTCCGCCGCGTTGATCAAGCGCTGGTTTTCAGTCTGGACAAGACGGCGTTTGCCGTCGATCAACTGTTGGACTTCGCGCCAGAGTTGCGCATCTCGCGCGCCTGCCTTGATGTCTTGGGATAGGTCGCGCAGCGCTTGCCCCTGCCGCTGCGGGTCGGCGGGCTGCGCTTGCAGGGCGGCGATCAAGCCGTCCAGATGCGCCTGCGCCGCTTGCCATGTTGCGCTGCTTTCGCCTGTCCCTAGTTGGCGCAGCACTTCGCCTAACCGCGTCTCGATCAATGCGAGTTCATGGGTCAACTGCGTCAAGGTCTGAGACTCAAGCGCTTGCCCAAAATCGTCCTTCAGACGAGTGGGTAGATACTTACTATAGCCGCGCCCTTCGTAGTGCGGGCTGCCGATGCCGTTGGGTGTTGCCCCACCGTGGAAATTACAGCGGCCATTCGGCATAGGCGATTTATAACACGGCCCTTTTGTACCGCCGTTACGCTCTGCCCCGCAGACACGCTTGCCCGTTTTTGGGTCAAGACAGAAGCCCTTGTCATCGATGGGCAGGCTATAAGGATTGGTAAAGCGTTTGTTGGGCATGAATTGTCAGGTTGGCGATTCTCATAGGTTAGCGTTGGCGGCCTGTCTCGTGAATGATAATACCATAAATTGCCTTCATGAGCTTTGCCTTGAGCTTATAAATTGGCAGGCGCACGCCCTTATAGTCCTCAACGATCTGGCGATCATGCTCAGTGTAAACGAAGTCGGCCACATAGGTACAAATCAATTGCCCATTCACCTTGAGCGGGTAAGCGACTTGCAAGCGCAGATCGTCGATCTGCCCATGCGTCGCAAGATTGCGCAGCACGAGATAGCGCTCCGCCTCGCCCTTACTGGCAAAGCGTTGACCGTCAATCGTCGTAGGCTGCGCACGGTACTTGTGCCCGCGTTTGCCCTTCCCCGGCAAGCGTTTGAGCGTGTTGGGATAGACCTGATTGAATTCAGCGATCGTCATTTCGTCCATGCTAACCCCGGCTTGATCAACTGATAGAATTCGGCGCGCAGGGCGTGGTCGGTTTCAAACAGGCCGCGCATTTCTGCGGTGTGCATGGTCATCGGCGATTTGATGCCGCGCATCACGGCGCACAAGTGGCTGCCCTGAATCACGACCGCCACGTCGGGCGACTTGCTCAGATCAATGACCTCGCCCGCAATCTCAGCCGTCAAGCGCTCTTGATTCTGCAAGCGGCATGCGAATTGATGGGCAATGCGCGCAAACTTCGACAAGCCCAAGACCTGCCCCGCGCGGGGAATCATGGCGATACTCACGACCGCGTGAAAGGGCAGCAGGTGATGCTCACACATCGACCAGACTTCGATACCGGATACCGCAACCAGGGCGTTGGTGTTGACCGTCTCAAAAGTCACGTCGGTATTGCCGGGGTCGTAGTCGATAAACTCTGACCAGGCGGCGGCGCAGCGCTCCGGCGTGCGTCGCAGATCGGGATCGTCGGGGTCGTATCCCAATTCAACGAGCAAGTCATAGTACAGATTTGCAACCTTGATCAAGTCCATGATCGATCACCAATGCCGCGTCAGATCGGCATACTCGGTCGGGTCGGGCACTTCTGCCAGCTCAAACGCTTCGCGCCGTTCGGTGCACGTCCCGCACACCCCGCAATGAAGACCCCCGCCCTTGTAGCATGACCACGTCTCTTGATAGGGCACATTGATCAACGCGCCTGTTTCGACAATCTCCGCTTTCGTCATCTCACGAAAGGGCGCATAGAGGCGCGGCTGCCCAAAGCCCTCAGTGGCTAGATTCTGCATGGCTTGAAAAGCGTCCAGAAAGGCCGGGCGACAATCGGGATAGATGAAATGATCGCCGGTGTGAACCGCCAGCGCCACACGGTCGGCCTTTTCATTGACCGCCACGGCGAACGCCAGCGCCAGCATGACCGCGTTTCGATTCGGGACGACGGTGATTCGCATCGAATCTTCCGTATAATGGCCGTCCGGCACGTCCGCGCCGCCCGTGAGGGCTGAGGCCGTGATCAGATTGGCGAGGGCATGTAACGTGATCACGTCAAAGCCGCAGCCTAAGCGCGCAGCGCAGTGTTCCGCGTAGAGCAATTCTTTTCGATGCCTCTGACCATAATCGAAGGAAAGCAAATGCAATTGGTCGCCTTGCTGCTTCAGCAAATAAGCAAGCGTGACGCTATCCATTCCCCCGCTGACAATCGCTACCGTCCTCATGAGTGACCTCCTAAAAATTTTTCGCGGTCGCTTCGATCGAGATGCCGCCGCGCGGTCGCTGCGTGACCGTCACGCTTAATAGTTGCGGGTCGAGTGCCCGGGCCAGATCGTCCCGAATACGCGCCGCCAACGCTTCACAGAACACCCCTTCCTCGCGGTACGTCCAGAGATAGAGCTTGAGGCTTTTGGACTCAAGGCAGAGAGCGCGCGGGACATATTCGATCGTCACGGTCGAAAAATCGGGCTGCCCCGTGACAGGGCAGAGGGACGTGAATTCCTCACTACGCAGCAACACGCGCGTTACGTCGGGGGGCGCGGCGAACGTCTCCAAGCGTTTGATCGGCTTGCGGACTTGCGCGCCTAACACGGTCAGGGGTTTTGGTTTGCGTGATGTCATTGACCTTTGCTCCAATGTTGCCCATGCTAATCGCCAGGGCGATATAGGCGACGTTGATCGCCGGGGCGATCGTCGGCGTCTCATTGCATTTGTGAATCTCGCCCTCAGGATCGACGTAGCACCCGTATTCATTGGCGAGAATCGAAATATAATTATTGTCAACGCTGATCACATCCTCGCCCAGCTCTGCGAGGTAATGCAATTGTACCTTCCAAGACCCGCCCAACAGGTGAATCGGTCGCCCCTTAAACGCTTCCATCGGCAGCGGCGTCCCCCCATGCGAGGAAGGGATCGAATAGCCCAAGACGAAGTGATCTGGAATCTGATCGAGACAATCATACTTCGGGATCACGATGACATGCTCGGCGTAGGCGCGCAAATCTTCCGCCCATTCAAGAATTTGATCGAGCGGATAGTATTTGATCTTCGCGGCGCGGCACTGCGGATAGGTCATCACATCGCGCACCGTCGCATACTTCGGGCGCGCCATTTTGACGACTTCGCGGTGGCGGGCGTGCTGATAATTTTGATAGTCGTTATCGACAAAGGTGACACGGTGAATCTGATCATCGGTATTGGCGCACAGGCGTTTGGTCGATTGCAACCCATATTTTAGACCACTGCGCACGGCCATACAGCACGACGCGGGCAGGGTTGCCGTGAAGATCATATCGAGCGGCAACTGGCGCGGGTTGGGTGACACGTGGGCCGGCTGCCGAATTGCGCCGGTCGCGCTTTCGGCCAATCAGATAAACTCCATGATCTCATCTGCAAACATCAATCGATCGGTGATAGCGGGATCGAGCGCAGCGATTGCGGCGGGATCGAAATTGAGAGACTTGGCGGCAATCCAATTATCGGCAAAGGCCATGCGGCGGGCGCGCGGGTCGTCACTCTGCAAATCAAGGCGCTGGTGAATGATGGGCACATTCCCGCGCGTTTTGATAATGACGGCGCGCGGGTCCCCCATCACTTCACCCATGACCTCTTGTGTGAGATTGCCCGCCAGCGTCACGCCATCGGCTGAGACAAACAGCGATCGACCGACCCCGTTTTCTTCGATTTCGCTGGTCAGCATTGAATGCCCGCGCGGGGTATGATCGTTGAGGTTGTGC